AACACGGCGTAACGGGGTTGCAATCTTTGTTACGTTTGGATGCGGCAAAGAAAGCTGGCATTTATGGTGAAGTTGCGCCTGCTGCTGCTGCACCCGTCATACCAAATGCTGGGCCTGCACCTGGCGCTTTGGGTTCGGGCACGTATGGTATGGATCAAAACGTACCTATGTTTAATCAACCTAATGTCTCACCTCTTAATTTAACTAAACCGGCGGGCGCGCCTGCGCCGGTAATGAATCAATTGACGCCGCCTGCTGTTGCGCCTGTCAATCAACTTGCGGCAGCGCCGCAAGCAAATGCTGCAAAAGCATTGGAAACTGAGTACATGAAGTTGTCTCAGTATTCAGACTTGCCGGGTGTTAAAGACCGAATGACTTTAATTGCGGAAAAAATAAAACATTTAAGCACTCCTGACGTATCGACCATGCAGGCTTTAGGTTACCCGCTTACTACAGAAGGTTACGCGCAATTTAACGCGGATAAAACTAGAAATGCTGCGCCTGCGATTTTGACTAAATATCAAGATGCGCGCGCTGCGCTAATAGCCAGCGGCGTGCCTCCAGATGATCCTCGCGTTAGAGAACTTAACGCAATGATTTTGAAAGAAACTACCCATGCGCCTGCGGCAAGCACGCAAGTTACTGTTTCTCAATCTACAGAGAAAAAATTTGGTGAAGTTTTTGGTACCAAAATAGCCGAAAGAGATGTAGGTTTATTAGACACCGCATCCAAAGCACCTGATTTGGCGGCTAACGCCAACCGAGTTTTAAGCATTTTGAACCAAGGTAATGTGTTTACAGGTTCCGCTGCCGACATCAAACTTAACATGGCCCGCGCTTTAAATCTAGCAGGTGCTGGAAACGATGAAAAAATAGCCAACACCGAGATGTTGGTGTCGGGGTTAGCGCGTCAGACTTTAGGCGCGGTTAAATCTTCAGGTCTTGGTACAGGTCAAGGATTTACAGACAAAGACTTGCAATTCTTACAAGATGCTGAGGGTGGGCGTATCACTTTGAACGCCCAAACTATTCGACGTTTAGCTGAACTTTCACATTCCGCTGCGGATAAAAGTGCAACCGCTTGGAACAAACGAGTTAAAGAAATTCCTAAATCAGCAACAGAAGGTACAGGCCTTTCTACAGAACCTATTGTTGTCCCTAAACGGTTTGGCGCAACGGCAATGCCAGCCGCACCAGCGGCAGGGGCTGTCCGAGATGGGTACCGATTTAAAGGTGGCGACCCCGCCGTTGCCACTAATTGGGAGAAACTGTAATGGCAGGGCCGTGGGAACAATACCAACAACCCGCCGCCGCCAGTGGCCCTTGGGAGCAATATCAGCAGCCTGCGGCGGCTTCTAGCGGTATGCCTGGCCCTCGCAAGTCATACACTCTTGCAGAAGTGCCTGGAGCGGCGCTTGAAAATGTACCTAAAAGTGGCATGGCGTTTTTAGGTGGTGTTGCAGATATTTTTGCGCACCCCATACAAACGCTCACAAATATTTCCGATGTCGCGGCTGGCGGTGTCTATAATTTTATGCCCAAAGCAGTTCAGACTGCTATTGACGCAATTGAAGTTAATCCGGCGGCTCAAAAACGAGCCATAGGCACTGCAAATGCTGCGGGTGGAATGCTTAAAGATAGATATGGTAATTTTGAGTCTATAAAACGCACGCTTGCTGAAGACCCCGTGGGCGCGGCGGCTGATCTATCCACCATACTATCTGGCGGCGCGACCGCAACGGCGCGGGCTGCGCCAATGGCATCTAAAGTTCTAGCAACTACGGCCAAAGTTACCAACCCAATGACGCCGATTGTTGGCGCGGCAAATTTAGGTTTTGAAGTGGCCGGAAAAGGAGGCCAACAGATTTACAACGCGTTAGACCCTAAATCTAAAGCGTACATGACGGCGGCAGAAGGCCGAGCCCCTGAGATATTGAACGCATTGGCCGCACCAGTTGAACTTGTACCAAATTCTATGCCTACCGCCGCGCAAACAGCGGCAACGGCGGGATCGACACGGTTTGCTGCGTTAGGCAGACAAGCCGCAGAAAAATTACCTACTGAGTATTTAGGTCGTGAAGCAGCGCAAAAAGAGGCCCAGCTTGCGGCTATTCGTAGCGTAGGTAAAACTGCTGATGACATTAAAGTTGCGGAAGCCGCTAGGACTAGCGCAACTGACCCGTTGTACAGAATTGCAGACAAAACAGTGGTGCCTGCTGATGCCGCATTTGCAGCGCTTACGGAACGTCCGTCTATGGACAAAGTGCTGGCCCGCGCTAAACAACTTGCCGAAGAAAAAGGCCAAACGTTTCAAATTGGCGAGACTCGCCCTGCTCAAACAGTGCCGTCGCCCATATTGGACGCGTCAGGCAAACCCGTAGGCTATACAACGGTGCCCGGAAAAGTAGCGCAATATCCTGGCACAAGCCTGCACTACATGAAATTGGCGTTTGATGATATGACCCATGATCCCGCTACCTTTGGTATTGGCAAAAATGAAGCCAGCGCAATTAGTAAAACTCGTGAACAATTTTTAAATTGGTTTGAAAACAAAGTTCCCGAATACGGCCAAGCCCGTCAGACGTACTCGGCGGGCAGCAAGCCAATCAATCAAATGCAAGTGGGGCAATATCTCGAAGGTAAATTGACCCCCGCGCTTGGCGAAGAAACAGGGAAGTTGCGCGCCGCTGGTTTTGCAACCGCGCTAGAAAACGCGCCCGCCACCATACAAAAAGCAACTACAGGTCTGCCCCGCTATGATAGCTTGGCTAAAATTCTGTCGCCAGAACAAATGACCGTGATAGAAGGTGTAAAAAACGATTTATCTCGCATAGCTGAAACTGAATACGCAGCAGGCAAAGGCGCAAAAGCTGGGCCTGATTTGCTGCACACGGTGCCGGGGGCGCAAGTGCCTAACTTGATGAACCGAGTCGCCACAGTCGCAAATGAAATTATCCGACGTTTAAAAGGCGGGGTAAACGAAAAAATTGCAATTGAAATTGCTACGGAAATGTTAGACCCAAAAATGGCAGCTGCTGCATTGCGTAAATCTATGGCTCGACAAGCAGCGGGGGAAAAGTTTGCCGACCCGTTTAAAAACGCCAACATAAGCGCTGAAAAAATACGCAATATCGGCGTAGTCAACAATTTAGCCCCGCAAGACACCGGCAACGCTCAATTTAATTTTCTGAGTGGTCAATGATGGATCAACAAACAATCAACCTCATCCTGGGCGCGTGCATGGCCGTGGCCGGATGGTTCGCCCGCGAGTTGTGGACAGCAGTGCAAGACCTTAAAAATGACTTGTCCAAGCTGCCAACAATTTACGTTGCCCGTCAGGACTACAAAGACGATATGCGGGAAGTCAAAGAAATGCTGGGCAAGATTTTTGACAAACTGGATCACAAAGTAGACAAATGATTAATGCGCGGCGTCATACTCTTTTTGGCGCTGGTCACGGTATCGGTCGCCCAGGACAAGTTAATTCTAAATGCGGAGCCGCCCAAGAAGCCCAAGCCGCAGCCCAAGCAGCCAAGCTGCGCGGTGCAGGAGTTGTACGCCATAGCTTGGTCAACGCACGACCCATCAGAGCGCCACAAGGCCATGCTGGCGTGGCTGGATAAGTCAAAGTGTAGCGTGGATGACTACACACTTATATGGAACGCTTTGCCCGAGTGGGCTGGCACTGCTGATAGCCCCGCCTTGCGGGCCAAGATCATGGAGAAGGCAAGATGAACGATAAAGACAAACTTGTAAATATAGTGACCTACATGGTCACCGCTACTTTGTGCGCTGTCGTGCTGTCCTTAATCTGGGCACTGATCCACGGTTTGTTTGTCAAGGAAGTAGACAACACCAAGATTTTTGAGATCATCGGCCCCGCCTTTCAGACCATTATCGGTGGCTTGATCGGCTGGCTATCGGGCCTTAAAGTAGGCTCGCACATAGACGAGGAGAAACCTAATGTCCCTTGACCCCATATCTGCAATGCTTGACATTGGCAGCAAAGTCCTAGACCGAGTGCTGCCCGACCCCGCGCAGCAAGCCGCTGCCAAGCTGGAACTACTCAAACTTCAGCAGAGCGGAGAGTTGGCCCAGATCACCGGGCAGATGGACATCAACAAAATTGAAGCGGCCAGCAGCAGCATCTTTGTCTCCGGCTGGCGACCCGCTATCGGTTGGATATGCGGTGCGGGATTTGCCGTGCAATTTGTTATTGGCCCACTAGCCGAATGGGGTTCCGCTTTGGCGGGACATCCCGTTAAATTTCCCACAATGGACACGGGCACCATGATGCCGCTGCTGTTGGGTATGCTTGGCCTGGGTGGTATGCGTACGGCTGAGAAGATGCAAGGCGTGGCTGCAAAATGACGCCCAATTTCACGTTGGCAGAATTAACTGTCACCGATCACCGAGAATTTAAAAATGAACCTAACCCTAGTGAAATTGCAAATCTCCAACGCTTGGCTAGCCTGCTGGAACAAGTTAAAAGCGTTTTGGGCGGCGTACCGATCATGGTCAACAGCGCATTTCGGAGCAAACAAGTAAATGACGCTGTAGGCAGCAAGGACACAAGCCAGCACCGGCTGGGATGCGCTGCTGACATCCGCGTGCCAGGTATGGCGCCAGACGCCGTAGTCAAAGCAGTTATCGCGGCCAAGCTGCCGTTTGACCAACTAATCCGTGAGTTTGACCGCTGGACGCACATTAGCGTACCCAATGACCCCAAGGGCAAGCCTCGGGGCCAGGTGCTAATCATCGACAGTAAGGGTACTCGCCCGTACTAACTGCATAGCGTCCTTCAGGTCACCGCGCAGTTGCTCCAAAGCATCTTGCTGGGCCTGTAGGCGTAGATACGCCTCCAGCGCAAATTTTGCTAAGTTTTCATTTGTCCAGGCGGCGAAATTTGGTGTGTTTTGCATTTGGTTTAGGGCAGTCTTTGGGTGGAACGATAACGCACCATACGGCTTGTGCTGGCGCTTGGTGTTGGGCTTCTGTCCAGCTACTAATGTAAGAATCTGGCATATTACGGAGCGCCGCATAAATTGAATCAGTCTTGCGGTCTAATTGTTCGGCTAAGTCCAATACAGTCATACCGTCACGATGCCAACGCAACAAGCGCCGGATGTGGGGGTGATTAGCGGGGATCAAGAATTGCGCTCCTTGAGTTTGGCTTCTGCCCACAATGCGCCAGCACCAAAACCTCCATCTGTCCAAATTGCGGTTGTTTTTTCATTATCCGTCAACCCTACCCACGGGCGCTGGTACACCTGTGTGTCATCATCATCTAGCTTGTCTTGCGCCGCTGTCTTCTTGCTTTGATAGCCTGTCATCATTTCCCCCAAATCGCAATAGCGATCATTGTCAAGCCAACTACCACAAACATCAAAGCAATCAAGCCCTTGACGCTAGCAGCAAGATCATCTATTAAGTCAGGCTCAAGCCCATTGTTTCGGTTCATAAACGCCTCGTTGGCTTCTTGAGCGCGTTGCTTGCGGATAGGGCAGTCACGCCCTTGGGTGCAGTTACCAAAATCGTTGCAACATTCAGTCATTTGTATTCCTTTAAACGTGTGTTTAAACGCTCTATACGGGCCATACTCAGATCGTGGCACGCTTTTGCATACTCGGATGCCGATTCAGCTTCAAGCCTATCTAAATGGGCCTGTGCAAGTTCGCGGGTGATGACCTCGGCTGGCGTCAAGTCGCGGTAGTAGTCCTTCAAAAATTTAATAAATTTCATGGTAATTTAGCTTCCTTTAGTAGTTCAAGTCTCTCCCGCGCGACGCGCAGGGTGTTGTACCGCTGGTGCATACGCTCCAGTACGGATACTCTTTTGAGCGTATTGCGCTCGTTGTTCAGTAAGCCCAGCACTTCCTCTTCGGTCAGTGTGGGTAGACGGTCATTTAGACTTCGCCAAGTGTTTTTCAATTCGTGTCTCCAGTTTGGTGATCAGGTTAACGCAGCGGTCGTACGCCCGGTAAGTGGCGTTCAACTGACGCGCGCGGGCTTTGAGTTCGGCCTTGGCCGCTTTAAGTTGTGCTTTCAATTGATTTAACATAGTTCTTCCATTGCAATATCAGAAATAGCGCGTTTGTCGTGCAGCGCGGCCCAGATGCGTTCGTCCACCGTCTTGTTGGTCAGCATCACGTAGCACCACACGTCATGCCGCTGGCCGCTACGATGCAA